GTGGAAACCATACGGCGTGGAAGTCGGAGAGAAATGGGATGTGGGTGACTTGATTATTGAATGTTTAATAAAGAAGTGATATGGAGATAACGGCAGAAGAACTAAGATACAGGCAATCATGGACGCTTGACCAAAAAATAGACCATACGCTTGTGGCTATCGAGCAATTCTATAATTATACTAACGGTAAATGCTATATCTCATTTAGCGGAGGGAAGGATTCCACCGTACTATTACATTTATGCCGCAAGTCGTATCCAAACATGAAGGCTATGTTTATATTGACTGGGAATGAATACCCGGAAATTGCGAGATTTGCAAGGTCTTTTGAGGATGTTGATATAGTTAGGCCAACCATATCATTTAGAAATGTAATAAAAAAATATGGATTTCCGCTCATAAGCAAAGAGCAAGCAATGTATATACATGATGCGAAATACACGAAAAGCGATAAACTGAGGGATTTAAGGATAAACGGAAGGGATGGTAAAAGAAGGCAGGGTTGCATTTCTAGAAAGTGGCAGTTTATGATTGACGCCCCATTTGATATATCTGAAGAATGCTGTCATTATTTAAAAAAGAAGCCAGCGAGAGATTATGAGAAAAGAACGGGATTTATGCCGATAATAGGAACAATGGCTGGAGAGTCAACATTGCGTTCTCAAAAATATATGAAAACATCCTGTAATATCCTTGACGGTGAAAAATCAGCATCATACCCATTGTCAATATGGAATGATAGCGATATATGGGAGTATATCAAAAGGTTTGATGTAAAATACTGCGAGTTATACGATAAAGGATTTGATAGGACTGGATGCATGGTCTGTGGTTTTGGATTACAATTCGATACGGATAGGTTAGCAAGACTGGAGCGTATTCATAAAAAAGCATATAACTCTTTTATGGCTTACGAGAATAATGGAGTTAGGTTTGATGACGCAATAAAATTCACTTTTAAAAAACAGCAATGAGTAAATACAGAGTAATAAAGGTAGTGTGCGGAGGAGAAGCGCATTACGAAGTCCAGCGCCGTCCATTTTTATTTTGGATAACCGAATCCATTCCGTATGAAGATTTATCTGCTGATTCGACTATAGAGTTTAGATCAGTTTCGGATGCTAATAAGTATATCGAACGCATGAAGGAAACACGAAGCATTGTAAAACGCTAATCATGGCACAAAAAGAAGGTAGACTCCAATACACCTGCGTTAAGTGGTACCGCAACGAATCCGGATACCCCCAAGACAACCTATGGGCAGTATTCAACGAAGGCCGCGATGTTAACACGAAGATGAGTCTTGGAATGAGACCTGGTGCGTCAGATTTGATGTGGAAAGACCATCGCGGACTTATTCCGATCGAGATGAAATATCCGGGCGAAACGCATACATACGAGCACCTTGTAAGACAAGCCGAATGGATAATCAACGTTGGGGATGGTGGCGGATTCTGTGACAACCTCGACCAGTTCAAAGCTATAATTTCTGGACAGCCGGCGTGGTACGATCCAAGGGTTGTTCTCGAATACCTGCACAGGTTGAGGAATAAGTATGTTATCTGGGATGGACATAAATTTTTGAAACAATGAAAGACCTCAAGGCACCCCCTGCAACATTAGCGATGCGGCAGGGTCTCAACGAAAAGGATATCATGTTTTGCGACATGTACCTGATGTTTTCAATTCCGCCGGAGGACATCCTGCTTCATTCTCATGCCACCGCTATGAGCGTTGCAGACCGTCGCCGGAAAGCCAGGGATATGCTGGCGAGCAGGGAGCTGAAGTCTTACATCGACTCTCGTTCAATCCAGCTTAGGAACTGGTATTTTGATGAGGGTGAGAATGGCGAGAGGGAGGAGCTTCCGACAACAGTCAACGAGGCATTTGAGCAATTAAATCCGCAGTTGATCCAGGAGATGTTCAACATTGCAAAGAATCCCAACAGTCCTAACTATGCCGACATGATGAAAACTTGGTTTGCCAAGGTCATGAAGGATACGCAGATGGATAGGGTTGCTGAGCGCCCAAAGAGGTATCTACCGGCCACATGCCGTGAGTGCGCGTATCGGGGATGGATTGAAGGTAATACTGAGGTCTTGTGTCGAAAATGTAAGGCTTTTAAGTTTGCAAACGATAACGGCCAGAATTTGACGCTTGAAACGCTAATTGAAGAAAAGGATGTTCAGGTGTAAGATTTACGCAGCGGAGCTCGCAAAATCGCACAATGCGATACGAACAAAGCGATTGTGGCTTGAGGAGGCAATCACCGCCGAGCATATGCTTACCGGGTACGTTCCAAGACCGGGGTTCATGCTGAGTTCCGGTTACAAAGTCAAGGAAATAAGAAGCACAGAAAGTTGTATTTTATTAATAATTAACCGAAAAGAAAATGAGTAACAGGCTGAAAATCAAAGGCGAAAAACTTTCGCGCACCGCCTCTTCCGGGCAGAGTTTTTATGAACAAAACACGCCCTATGTTAGGCGGCTCGATGAAAACGGAGAGCTGATAAACCCAATTACCGGGGCATATGTTGGCTATGGACAGAACCGCAGGACCAGGCGGATGGAGGAGGGTCGATTCTTGAATAATCGCCGAAGCGCAAACATTCACGTTATTGGTACACGCAAGTTCCGAAAGGTCCTGCAACGATACTACAAAAAGGATGGCTCGATTGGGGTCATAAGCATTGGTTAGAGGATTGATTATTAACGCTTAATACAGAGAAAATGGAATTTACAGGATTAGTTTTAGAGGTTATCGACAGGTCAGGCACATCGAAAACCGGCAATGCATTTACGGCGTCCCAGATTGTCGTAACAGATAATGCGCCAGAATATCCTCAAACAGTCGTGTTCGACACGTTTGGCGATAAGTTTTCAGGCATCCATGTCGGCGACGAGGTTGAGGTGTCGTATAACTTCAAGGCCAACGAGTACAACGGTAAGTGGTACAACAAGGTCAATGGCTGGAAAATCAATGTTATGTCAACCAAGGGTGAGCCAACCGAACCGGTGTCAGACCCGCTTGGGTTATCAAGCCAGAGCGCGCCTGCGACAGACCCATCACTTGTATATACAAGTCAGCAACAGGGTAGTGCGGGTGGCGCAGAAAGCACTGAGGACAATTTGCCATTCTAACAATTTATTAACATTAAAACAACAAAACAAAATGTCACAACTCCACAATTGGTTTGAAACGAGGGTTCAGTACGAGAAACTGTGCCCAGAAGATGGTTTGGATAAAAAAGTAACAGAGGTATACTTGGTTGACGCTTTGAGTTTTACCGAGGCCGAGGCGAGGACGATCGAGCTTGTCAAGCCGTATGTTCGCGGCGAGTTCACGATTGTTGCCATCAAACGCGCAAAGCTATATGAGGTGTTCACTTCTCCTATTTGCGACAAGTGGTTCAAGGTCAAGGTACAATTTATTGTCCTGGACCAAGAGAAGGGCACAGAGAAGCGCCAGCCGGCCCAGATGCTACTAAGCGCAAATGACTTGAACGAAGCGAGGGAATCCTTCATTGAGAACATGGAGGGCACTATGAGCGATTATGAGATTGTAAAGATTGAAGAGACGCCAATCCTTGAGGTAAGCGTTTATCAGTAAGAACGATCCGACAAACCACCACCAACAAGAAGGGGCCCCATCGCTGAGGCCCCTTTCTTATTTCTTCAATATATGTTTCTTTACGAAATGATAATACTGTGGCGAAATCATTTCGCCCTTCTCCGTCCTTAGCGCCGGTATGGCCTCAAGGAACGCCTTCTTCATGTTGTCCTTATTCTTTGTCATCACCGCTGCCAGTATCCTGTTCGTTGACCAACCGGCGAGCTTCTTCATCGCTGCCCACTCCTTGATCGACATTGAGTCCTCGTCAACATCCTCGACCATCTTTTGAAGCTCAACTTGGTACACCTGCTTGTCTGTAAGCCACTCGTACCCGCAGAACTGGCACTTCATCACAGAAACAGGAATGAGTCTACCACATCCACTCTGTCCATTATGGTCTGTCTTGTCGATTGGGCACATCTTTGTTGGGGGTACGCCACCCTCCCCTGTCTTGTGGAAAAGGCTGATGGTTGGATCCGCCTCGAACTTTCCGAAGCGCTTCACGTTGTCACCAAAATCCAGCACATAGAATTTATCTTGCCCCGGATGTGGTCTGCAACCACGACCCACGCTTTGAGCGTACTTTGTGTATGACTTTGTCGAATAGTCCATTATCACGCATTCAATGCTCGGCTCGTCAAAGCCTGTGCTTAACATCTCGACTGAAACAACCACCTGAATCTCTCCGTCTTTGAGCCAGCCCAATACTTCAGCCCGTCTACCAGAATAAGTCTCAAAATCGTCCTTATCCGTTGCGACCGAAAGCAGGTACTTAGCCTTTATCCCGGCATCGCAGAATGACTTAGTGAGCTCCACGCAGTGTCTTGCTCCGGTCGTGAACACCAGGGCCTTCTTGTCTGGGCAGATGCGTTGGTAGTTTTCAATTATACCAGAGTACCTCTCGGCCTTTGCATACTTTTTCTGGAGCTGTGTCTGATTATAGTCTCCAGCCCCATAGTCAACGGGCACATCATCCAGCATTGGGGCGTCAAAAAGCCAGTTCTCGCTTGGCAACACATACCCAAGGTTTATGATTTCGCTTGGCATAACCGGGGCTACGATATTTGAGTAAAAGTTCGATAGCTGGGCCTGGTTGCCGTATCTGAGCCATGTTCCGCTCATCCCAATCACCCAGGCGACAGGCTTAAAGTGTTGAAATAGGGAGTCGTGCTCACTCCTGTGCGCCTCATCTACAATAATAAAATCAAATTCACCAAGCCATTTTGCATACTTGGCATTCATTTTCGGATTCCTGATACGCGCCGATACGGTTTGAGACATTGCTGCGACGATTGCAGAATCAGACGGAAATGGCTGACCTGCGCACAATAATTGCACATTAAGATTGAGAGCGTCCATCTTTGAGAAGTTTTGCTTCAGTATCTCGATACGGTGTGATAAAATCAAAACCCGCATACCCTTGTAGTATGCGGATTCCGCCATGAATGCCGCCAATATGCTCTTCCCGGCCCCCTGTGTGGCGTAAATGCCCGTATGCCTATTAGTTGCAAGCGACTGCTGCGCCGCCTTAATTATCCTACTCTGGTATTCCCTCAGTGTCAGCATGGTCTATTTGTATCAGTTTTCTTAATTGAAGATCAACGAACCACATTGAAGAGAGTTCTGGTATGCGGTTATACCACTCCCTTATGAATTTCATCACATTAATCCCATACAACTCCTGTGCCAGCATTATACCTTCGCTCGATGCAATATGCAATTCTTGCATAGTCCTTATTTTGGCGTCAACCCCATCGGATAGCGTAATAATGCATCCCTTTTTCAGAGAGCCGGGCGTGTATCCAGCGATGGCGCACCATGGTACAAAGATCCTATCCCTGTACGCATGGTGCACCTTAACACATTGGCTCTGTGTAGATATGTTCATAAACAATGAAAATAAGTTTGTTTGAAAATATTGATGACCCGTTTCTTTTCAACATTTCGTCGAACAGCGCCTCGATCGGAACACCGTAGATTATCATGGATATGGCGTCCGTAATAGGGCTTCGTACCGGAATGACAGATACGGCTATGACTCGAAGGTGACATTTCGGCTCATCGTTTGTGATTATTTCGTCGCCACGCTTGAGTTCGGCCGCATACGCATTCCGGTACAATCCAAATGGGATCAGCATTGCCTGCATCCGGCAATCCGACACTTGATGTTCTACATTGAGCGTCATTCTGGTTCATCATAAATAAATGCGCCCCGGAGCCTCTGCTCCTCAAAGGCTGCATTAAAGAAGCGGTACATGGTAAAGCCCGGCTTAAACCCAAGTGAGTCAAGCATGGCGGCCTGATATTGCATCTCGGCAATCATGTCGCTACGCTTGCGAGCCTCGCCCCTGAACTTCCTGTACAATTTCCCCTTGATTGTCCGCTCCATCATAAAACTCTTGGCCTCGCTCACGGTTGCCCCGATACCATCTTCCAATCCGAGGCGGTAGAACGAGTTTACGAGGGCACAGGCGCCATGAATTAGGTTGCGTGGACACTTTATAGGGGTAAACAGTATCGCTGCCGCCTTGGCTCTTAAAACGCCGCATTCTACCGCCATAATTGCTGCGTACATCTCCATTTTAAGCAGTCGGCCGTCGTGGTCAAACATAAACGCGTACTGCGCTTGTTGATCGTGGCTGTCGAGAAAATTACGGACAGAGAGCTCATCCCCCATGTCCGCAGCATCCCTTATGCCCCGGCAGTAGATGGTGTCGCAAAGCCTGGCCAGCGATGCGCATACCGCAAGTTTGTTGTCAATTGTTTTTCTCATCCGATACAAAGTTAATCAAATTCTCCAGCGTTTTCACGCCTCTGATCTCTAATATCATCCCAATCAGGTTCGTCGTCGTCATCGTCCGGGTCGTAGCACACGGGGCAATTGGTGTATCCGTTACATACTGGGCAGCTCATAATAAAAAAGTTTTAGTTGCATATATATTTGATTTTTAGGATATATGTACAAGCGGGGTGTAGATATAGCGGGGTTAGCGGTAATGATACTGCTCCGAAACAACATCCTGCAAATAATTTTTCCATCTTGCTTCGTGCTTTTCAAAATATTCAGCATCAATTTCAATTCCGACAAACTTCATCTTTGCCTTATGGCTTGAAATTCTACTGCTTCCACCTCCCAAGTGTGTATCTAAAATCCAATCCCCTTCACTTGCAAATTCTTTAAGTAATTCATCATAAAGGTAAATTGGTTTGTGTGTTGGGTGTATTTTCTTTTCGCCTTGATTTATGTAGCCAAAACCTATCCAAGCATAATCAATATACATCGGTTTTTTATCAAATGAAGTCCAAGCCCATTCAGTAGGTGAAAATCTATGATTTTTGTCTTTACCATTCTTAAACCAAGTTACATAGCATTTGGTGTTTCCCAAGTATTCAAGAAAGAAGTTTCCACCCCACACAATTTGATTTTTAGATACACGAAACAACTCGCGCCAATATTCTTCTTTTGGTACATTATTATCCCAATCTTTTACACCATAATCAATGTCCTTTTTAAACCCTCTGTCAAATTTACTATTGGCTTTGAGTTTTCCGTTCTTTGCTATTTTCAAGCCATAAGGTGGGTCAACAATAGCAAGATTGAAAAAATTATCAGGTATCTGTTTCATAACATCAATACAGTCCATATTCAACACCGCACTACCGCTAACATAGGCTATATGCAATGCCTTATTCACTGCTTCGTATTTAAGTTCATCTATATTCATAAGTTTCTACTTCGTATTATTTTTTGTGCAAGTTTGTAGGCATTGCATATAGCCGCATCAGTTACCTCAAATCTTTTCCACTTGCCCTTTCGCCCACTTCTTAAATCCGGCAAATTTAGCTAAAACATCCATCACAACAGCGTCCGATTCCAGACCGGCTGGCGCATTCATTTCGAGCGAGTCAACCCATTTCGTCAGCTTTTCCTTCTTTGGAGCTTTCGCTGCGAGTTCTGCTGCTGCCTTTTCCTCGGCGATTCGTTTTGCTTCAGCGGCTTTTGCTTCGGCCTCCTGCTTTCGTCTCGCCTCGAGTTCTGCCTTCTGCTTTGCGATAATCGCGTCTTGCTTAGCCTTTTCAGCCGCAGCCTTTTCCTGTTCCAGTTTCAGTGCAGCGTCAGCTTTGGCTTTTTGATCCGCAGCATCTGCTTCTGCTTTTTTCCTGGCAGCCTCAGCAGCCTCAGCCTCTTTCTGTTTTGCCGCTGCGAATATCGCAAGCTTTTCTTTTTCAGCGATCTCTTCAGCCTTGCATTCAGCCACCATTTTCATAGCATCCTGGACCTTGGCTGCGAAATCCTTATCGCTAAGTTCACAAAGCTCCGGTAAATCAAATGAGCCCTTGGCGCACGCAAACTGCCCACCAGAGAACATTAGTCCTAATCCGGCAAACTGACGGAAGCGAGCGTCATCTCGCTCTTTTTTAAGCGCAGCCTGGCGCAACTCCTCCGCCTGGCGAGCCGCTTCTTTTTCGGCGGCCTCTTTTTGGGCGATAAGTCCAGCCAAAAACGCATCAAACGACACATCAGACATCCCCTCGATCTCCTGGCGACCAATAAGCGGATCAACCGACGCTAACTTTGTTAGTCGTTGTTGAATCTTTAGCTCGTATTGCTCTTTTTCGTAACGCTCAGCGGTTTTCTCTTTGTATTCAGCGGCCTGCTCTATTTCCTTGAATAGGATAATCATGGTCTGCTTGGCTTTCAACCATAACTTATCCTCTGTTTGGTACGACAACATTTGCGCCTGAACCTCATCGCGCTTTTTGTCGAAGATCTTCTCTGCCGCCAAGCGTGCGTTTTTCGCATTTAATCGGGCCGTATTAGCCAGTTTCATCCCGAGCTTATCATCGGGGCCAGTGACCACTATCGCGTCAACCTGGGCCTTCCAATCCGCTGTACCGGCGAATATCTGGGTAAGGGTGTTGTTTACTTCGGCGCGCTTTTCTTCTGACACCGATAATGCGATTGATTGTACTTCTTCGGGGAGGATGACTGCGACATCGGTTGTGATTGGTTGTGGTTCCTGTGTCATAATTCTTCAATTTTTACATCTGGTAAATAATCCTGGTCGTAAACTCTTGCCTCGGTTAAATCCGAGTTGCGATAGGTAATTGTCACTGTGATGTCGCGACCGGACTCATTGGCCATTTCTGCGACGATTTTTTGAAGATGGTTTGTTTTTGTCATTTTAATTGAATATGGTTTTCGTTAATCTTTCCAGGTCTTTCCCAGATCTTAAATACGCATCTGCATACCGGATGCGCGTCTCGATGACGTACATTTCTGCCGATAACTCGGGGCGAGTAAACTCAAACACGATTCCGCGTGTTGGGTCGGTTACGCCGCGTAGGTCAAACTCATTGTCATCCATTTGTGGCGAATACTTCAGCAGTCGAATCTTCTCCACTTTCGGGTAGGCGAGCAACTGTGCTGCCATTTGAGCGCCATGCTCTTTTAGCGCCATTACTTTTTTCAGCTCAAAGGGTAGTGTCGGCGACAGGTAGCGAGCGGTCATCTTCCTGCTGACCAAGCATTTAACCTCAATCAGCTCGCAAATCCCATCAATCACGCGCTGGTTGTACACAAAATGACCGGCCTCATCCAAATCTCCGTCAAACGGTTGCGTCATGATAAAAGCATCCGGACTCGCTCCAAACATAACACCCGGCCATGGTTTCTCAAAAACCTTCTTGTCAAAATCCTTATCGCAATGCAGAATATTCAGCAGTGGGTAATTCTCGCGCATCCAGGCGATTGCATAAGGCTCGTTATCGATTCCAATCTGCATTGGACGGGCAGAGATTGGCGGTTCCGGCTCACCGGTTAAGCGTTGGTACTGCAACTCATACAGGTAGTCGATATTGCCTTCAATCCACTTGCCAGACTTTGATAGCAGGTCTGCGGCCCTAGATGCGGAGAAGTGTCCTACTTTTTCGAGGTGCCATTGGTATTCTTGTTTATTCATTTTTCCTCCTTTCCTTTCTTTAAACCATCACACTTTTCCATCAACTTCTTTTCCATCTCGGCCGAAATAGTGTACGACTCGCGCAGCTTTTCGATCGTTCCGGTTAGCAGAAATTCGGCAGCCTTGTCTACGGCTGTTGCTGGTATTTCCGGTTTGGCTTTTGGCTGTTGGGCGACTGGACGTTTGGCCGGAAGTTTCGAGATGCGAAGCCCGTCGCCAACAGCCGTCGATTCATAGGTAAGCCGAACCGGGAAGCTCTTAATGCTCAGCAGGTCAAAGCTACCGACCTTAGCCGCCTTCAGAAGCCTCTCCTTGTTCGTTTTATTGAGCAAAAGAGGTAGGTCTGTGTATTGATTTTTCTCAAATATAGCCACAAACGCATCCTTTTCAGCACCGTTCACTTTTTCATTCTTTCGGAATTCGATGTGGTCTATAACTATCCAATCTATATCGTTTCCGCCAGGCAAAATAAACACACCAGCATGGGTAAAGTTGCCACCAGCCGTGTAATGTATTTTCTGTTCGTTTGTCATTTTTCTTCCTTCTTTAAATAAAACACCCTCTTATCTAATTCCACCCTCAACCATTTAGTCTTATCGGATAGTTTTTTCACGGCCCCGCTGCGGGACAACCCCTCTTTGGTGCGATACCCTTCAATCGAAACCAGCAGCCCTTCGTCTGCGAGCTCCTGGATTTTATTTGCGAGATTTTCCATTCTTTTTAATCTTTTCCAGTTCCAAGATACTTTCCGGCGTTTGCTCATGCATGACCTTTTCCTCGGCCAGCACAATCGCATCCTCATTCTTTTTCAGCTTTTTCTTGTTCTCGGCCTCTGCTTTTGCTATATCGTACAGGTCTTTGCAGAACTTGTCGATCGGGGCTGTGTTGCTTGGGTTCGAGGCAACTTGTAAATACAAGTACATGACTCCGGCAACCCTGGGGTTCATAAAGATACATCTGGTTGCGTGCATAGACCTGACAAGCTCGGTCAATCCATCCAGTTCGTTCTCCTTGATTAGGTAGTTGATAAGGCTGTACTCTGTTGTCGTGAATGTGAACGAGAGCGACCACTCACCAGAAGCCGAGCTCATTGTTGCAGACTTGTCGTTAATGGACACTCTGTACACCACTTCTTTGTCGCGCATCAGGTTGATACTTGTTTTCTCTTTTCTTTTGAACATCTTGTTGTAGGTTAAAGTTTGTCCAGCAAAGATAACACATAACACTTGAACCTGCAAGCATTTTTTCGATAAAATGAAAATTATTTCCGCTAAGAGCAATTTTAAAGGACAGAATTTCGTACTTAGACTCGTTATCCTTATATTTGCTGATTATAATGAGCATAACCAACTTGTAGATGGAAATCAAGCCTTTTCTTAGAAAACAATACTGGGTGCGCAGGACGCCAAGCGATTATGTACCAACAGCAACATCAATCTCTACCGGGTTTGGTGACTTTGAATTAAGGCCGGACACGTTCAACGGGGTGCAGATGCAACAATCGGACTTTATGAACGAGTTGCACCCGTCTGCCCACCGGATACACTCCTGCTCATACAGGTCAATGCGCCCAATCTATGAGTTTGATGAAACGAGAGGGAGGCACAAGGTAACAGGATTCGAGGATGTTGAGCGCGTGGATGTTGGGCTGAACGAGGCTACGGTAAGACACAAGGTGACGACTGTTGCCGGTAACGAAATGTGGTTCCAGCCGGAAGGGACAGACCCAGGTAATGAGGACCGTGTCGCTGCGATTAAGAGCCAGTGGGTGATGTCTGGCATGCGTGCGGCATTTATTTCGATGTGTCGGGCATTATTCGCCACTGCTGACGCCGCAGTATATCTATATCTTGACGGTAAAACAATCCGGTATAAGGTATTCTCGTTCGAGAATGGCGACTCGTTTAATATGGTAAAGAATGAGCGCAACGAGGACGTGTTCGTGCGCAGGGTCAACTATAACGGAGTAGACACGATTGAGATTTACGATAGCAAGAATGTTTCGATGTGGGTATCGAGCAAAGATGATACCCTGATGCAAAAAGTAATTGGGCGTGTCCGTGGGAGCGTTATTGAGACATCAACTGACGGATATAAATGCATAGAACGCAAGCCGCACGGGATGGGTCGATGCCCAGTAGTCTACTTTAGGGCTAAGGATGTTGTCTGGGGAAATGGTCAAAAAACGATTGAACGAATCGAGAGGCTCTTGTCCGACTTAGCCGAGAACAACAAGTACTACGCTTATCAAATCATGTTTACGACCGGTGGCGTTATCTCGCTTCCGCCTGCGCATCAGATGGGCAAGGTTATCTCGTCGCCTGACCCACGAGGCAAAGCGGAGATACTTCAACCGGCAGACGCAAGTAATACGTTCACGATTGACCTGGAGAAAAATCTCGATCTTCTTTGCGAGGCCCTGGCATTGGTGATCATTAATCCGAAAGACCTCAAGGCCGGGGAAAATACCGGCGCATTCATAAAGAACTTGTACTGGCGCGAGGTGCAATGGGCTGAAACACTTCTTGCAGAGATCAGGCCACAGACCCAGTCCCTACTCGACCTGTTTAAGATATGTGTTGGAAAGGCGGAGGATGATAGCAAAATAGCTGACGCAAAGCTTTCGTGGGGTATTATCCCGTGCGTACCAAAAAATGAAACCGAGGAGATACAAAACATTTGCATGGCAAAGAACGCTGGGGTCACTAGCGTTGAAACAGCATCCGGCGAAATACCGTTTAACAACCCTCGAGAATACGAAAAAATACAATCAGAGACCGAGCAGAAGATTGAGTCTGAAAAGGCACAAAAGATGCTTGACGCAGAACTGGCCGCAAGAGCCACGCCAGTACAGCCTGGATCTGACGGTGAGGGCGCAAATAATCAAGGAAAATAGATATACATCATGAACCACCAAACTAATCCTAATCAGGGCAACATCGCTGTATTTATTTTCAATTATAATGTCAACGGAAACGCACAGCGGCTTAAATCTCTTTTTGGCGCATACTTTCCGACGTACATTTTCGATTCCGGCTCAAACCCGCCCTGTCCTGATGCGATTCATTACGACAATATCTATTATGGCGGGATGTTTAATGAAGCCATCAAGAAGAGCCGCAACTATCGCTGGTGTTGCGTTATAACGTCCGACGTGATGATTGATGACCAATTCGCGACACTATTGCCTCAAAAGATGATTGAGGCGTCACATAACGCAGAGATAGGCTGCTATCAGCCATCCTGCCATCCGACTGGTCGGTCGCATCAATATGGATACAACAAGTCGACGGGGAAAATTAGGGAGGTTCCGTATTTTGAAGGGTGGTTCCAAATGTTTCGGACATCTCTCGGCTTTTCCCTCGACTTGTCTTTGAATAGGATTGGATGGGGAACAGATCTGTATCTATGTAAGCGTGCACGCGATCGAAAACTAAAGAATGTGGTTGATGACAGAATCGTGGTGTACCACCCAAAAGACACTGGTTTCTCAAACAGCGAGGCGAACGAACAGATGCAGGCTTGGGCAGCAACGATATCTGACTTTAATAATCAGATAAAGATTGGAGTCGGAATAATTTGCTATGAGGGCACGGAGCATCTACGGAGCCTGATTGCCGAGCTAAGGCCGCACGTCGACCATATAGCGCTACTCTGGTGTGACGAGAGCTATACCGGTGAACTGGCCCATGACGCGGACAGGGATGAGGTGTACAGCCTGTTCTCAGAAAAACTGGTTGATGATATAGTCGAGTTTCTACGCCTCGACTATATTCCACCACGCGAGCAAGAAACAATTCGGCGCAACCAGGGCTTGTCCTATTTCCAGCAGAAGGGGATTGACTATGCGCTCATCATGGATTCAGACGAGTTTTATCACGCTGGTCAATTTGTCGAGGCTAAAGAGATTGTCCGCAGATGGCTACCCGGGTGCACGTATGCTCAGTACAAAAACTATTACAAGGATAAGCGATGCATGCTCAATGATGACCTTTTTGGCCGGCCGAGAGTTGTGCCGTTCTTGGTTTCGACAGCACACCGCTTTCAGTTCAATATACCGATTGCCGCACCGTCAGACCCAACCAGGCGAATGCGGACAGATTGCGACATGTATCTTCATCCTGACATGATTACAATGCACCACTGGTCTTGGATCCGAAACGACATCAGGCGCAAGATTATGTCATGGTCAGCTGGCGACATGTTTACCAAATCGGAGCTGGAGGAGATGATCGACTATTACCAGAAATTCGATGAGCGCCAAACCTACGTTAGGATACCACACAAGATGATGAACAACAAAATTGAGGTGAAATGGGTAAAGTAGAGGTCAAAATATACGAATTTGATCCCGTGATCTATCCAAGGCTGTTGTGGGTTTGCGGGTGTAAGGATGCATCCACTCTTTCCGATGTTTTCGAGATTGGGGCGACAATAGAAGAGCTAAACGGTATGCTTAGCTATTCTAATGCTACGGTGACTGGTGCTGAAAGAAAGAAGGACGGCGCATATGGCGTACTGGTTTTTTACAAGAATAAACGCAACCTTACTGGCTCCGTTATTGCGCACGAATCGGTCCATGTGGCAGACTATATATTCGAGCATTTGGGAATGGTTGCACAAGAGTTCTCCAGCAAGAACGAGCCATACGCCTACCTTGTTGGCTGGGCGGCAAAGTGTATAAACGAGGCTCGAACTTTCAAGAAACAGCCAACTACCCGCGCTGAGAGTCGGGTGGAAAAAGAAAATACATAACAAAAAAATGAAAACAGTTAGAGCAAAATTTACATGTAGCGCGGTAATGCCGAATGCTTATGGTGGCGGAATCACCGCGCACTTTCATTCAGTGTACAGCGCAGATGGAGAAAACGCCGATTTTGTAAAAGCGACGCCATACGCAAATTTGAATATTATGATTTATGGTGACGCTCCGGCTTCAAAATTCTTTAAGCAAGGGAAGGATTACTATCTTGACTTTGCTGAAGTTAAAAAATAAAACTGCGCCCGACAGTTTTCGGGTAATAAATAAATTTATACAGTTATGTACACATTGAGGATTATCGAAGAAACGCGGGAGAATGAAAAGGCTCCCTTTGAGCAAATTATTGAGAATTTTGATTTGGGTTCCGCTTACTCCGTATTTTGACCTGAAACGAAAAGATTCAAGGAGGTTATTGGTGAGGATGTTGCTATGTTTTTTAGGAGGCTTGTTTTTGCCGACATAGAAGGCAGAAGTTTTTTTATCAGAAAAGATTCTGAAAATCACAAGACTTCTTATTTTATTATGACCGACTCTGGAAAAACATTTGAAAAATTGTAGCGCGTCCATCATTTGAGGGAAGGCGATCGAGGCGCGAGCAATATAAATTTGTTTCGCGCCTTGCTTTTTTTTGAAAAATGCTTGCATATATCAAAATTAAGCCGTATTTTTGTATTCAGTGTTTTTCATGGTATTAGTGTAGCGGGGAAGTAAAATCGTGCGATTGGAGCCTTCCCAAAATGGATTCATAGCTCAACGGTAGAGCGGCACGTTGTTAACGTGATGGTTGGAGGTTCGAGTCCTTCTGATTTCGCGCATTTTTGTTGACGTATTGAGTAACGTCTGTTTGGACCGGGGTTCGACTCCCCGCATCTCCACATGACTTCGCCAGTTATCGTTAACCCGTCACGTTAGTACGGTTGCCCGAAAGGGCGCAAGGGGATGACAGGTTTTGACAGCGGATTAGTATGCTTTACCGAGAGGATGCAAGCCTACAAAAGGCAACGTTTACCAAATGTTTGACCAACCTGCAAGGCAGGCTGCTTAAACCGTCCGAGGGTACGAAAACCCTCAAATGGAGCTAAAGCTAACTTGGTAGAAGCATCAGTTTGAAGCACTGAGGGATTGGATCGTAACCAAATAGCTCCACACAGCGTTAGAGATTCCGAAGCACAAGGGCATGGTGCTATTTCAAATCGGTAGGAACCGTTTGGGTATCAAAAAAAAATGTCGGCGGATAGCTTTAGCCAGTAAAGACGTGCAAATATATGATTATGATAAAGGAATTGTCTGATTACTACAAAAAGAATGGATTCGATAAATTATATGTCAACACCAATAAAGAGCCGAGAAGGGTGGCGACATTACGAACGAAGGATGGCGTAATGACAAGCATGAGTTATGCAAAATACATATACACAAGCTATTGGGAGTGTGATATCCCCATTGGCGAGCAAATAGACCATATCAATGGAGATAAGATGGATGATAGGATAGAAAATTTACAGAAAATATCACAAAAATACAATAATTTAAAAGACAAAATTAGGGGTAGCATGGAGGAATATAAATGCCCAGTATGCGGGGCGTTATTTTTATTGCCGAGTAGGTGCGCTCCATTTCGAACGAATCCATGTTGCAGCAGGAAGTGTGGTGGAATAAAATCACATTGGATTAAATAATAATCAGGCGTTCTTGGTTCAATCCCAGGCGAGCCCACTATATGCTGGAGTAGCTCAGTTGATTAGAGCATCCGTCTGATACGCGGATGGTCGGTGGTTTAA